TTCCCGAATATCGCGGTGATGAATCCCGCAGAGACGCGGCATCCTGCTGAGGATGTGCTGGACGATGTACTGAATGACCTGACCCAAGAACTGTCGTCTTGCTGCGGGTTCTGCATGGTGATTGACCGTGAGAGCGGGATCGAGCCGGATGTTCGTATACAAACCCTCGATGATTTGTGGCTGAGCCTTGCGGCACGAGCAAGGGGCTGGCGCTGTGCTAGGACCGAAGCCGCGATCATTCGACATACGAAGCAACCGTGGGCGTCTGATGACATGACCCCGGAGCAACAGGCAGATCGGAGCCGATTTGGAGAAGGCCACAGCTACTACGATTCCGGGAAGCACACCGCGAAACGGAAATATGAAGCGAAGCTGATGATTGAGACCTTCGGCGATCTTGCGAGAATGACACTCCCCCCGGAACTCATCAAGGACCAACGCATTGACCCCTTGTTTCATGGTCCGTCTTGGCAAGAGCGGGACCATGAGATGCGAGCAACGACGAAGAACGGTGAACGAGCATTACTAACCGCAACGAATGTTGGAGGGGCCGCGTAATGGCTGCAATTGCAGGAACCGTGCATCAGCAGTGTGGGGGACGATTTGCGCGAACGATAATCGGCGGACGGCCCGCCGTAAAATGTAATGGCTGTGGGTATACAAAGTACTCCGGCACGACCATTGATCGTGGCGTTCGAGTACATAACCCATGGGACGAGACCGAGCGGGAGGCGAATCGCCGGTGACGCATCTACCTCTCGTCAAAACGAATCGATGGCTCAGGAATCCGCAGATTCGGCAGACGCTCGTAAAGCGATCTGTTGAGAGCTCTACAGCAATTGAAACCTCCGTGGCGCGGCCTGCCCGTTCAAAGGAGCAGCATGGGCGTGCCTGAAACCTTTGTGCTGAACAATACGCAGATATTTTCTTGCGGACAATGGAACGGGGATATTTACACCGAGGCCGATCTCGACTCGATGATTGCCTCATTCAACCAGGTCGGATTCAATCCGCCACTGAAGCTCGGCCATGACCCGTCACAACCCCTCGCACAGTCAGACGGGATGCCGGCGATCGGATGGGTGACGAACCTCCGGCGTGTCGGCAAGACACTCCTCGCGGACCTCACGAATCTCCCTAAGAAGGTCTATGAGGCGATCAAGCGGAAGAACTACGACCGCGTGAGTGCAGAAATCTACTGGAATTATGAAGCGAATGGGAGGCAGTGGCCGAGAGTCCTGAAGGCCCTATCGCTCCTCGGTGCCGACATTCCCGCCGTGACGGACTTGGCGGCCCTTGAAACGCTGTATGACGCCAAGGGCCTGCCGTTCAAGCGGTACGATTTCGGCCCGGAAGATTTGGGGATGATGCCGATGCCGTCCTATCCATCGTCAGACAGCCCGAAGAAAGACAAGCCGACCGTCCACTATCGGACTGGTGGCGGAGATTCCGACCAGGATGGACTCCCGGACTTTTGCGGGAACTGTGAGTTCTACTGTGGCCCCTCTGACCCTACCGGTCAAGGGATGTATCTCGGCTGCTGTTCGCTCGTCGATGGTGAAGTGGCAACGGGGCAGGTCTGTGACTTGTACGAAGTCGATGATGCGTTTCAGTCGTTCTCCACTCATGCGACTCAGTATGCTAGCGAGCAGTTCACCGACGCGCCATGGGACGGATCAGCGTCGCGGTTCACTATTGACCAGATGATGCAGGCGGTCCCTGATGCCATGCGAACGTGGGCGAAGCAACAGGCGAAGCACGGCGCTCGCGACGTGACGAAGGATGACTTGAAGCTCCCCTATCGTGAGCCAGACGGCACGGTGAACTTGAATGGGGTCAGAGCCGCGCTTGCAGCGATCGGTGGCGCACGCGGTGGCGTCAAGGATGTCCCGCAAGCCACACTCGACAAGGCAAAAACACAACTCGAACATCTGCTAGCTATGGGCAACAAAAAGATGATGTCAACGACCTCGGCAGACGCTAGGGCGCGAGATGCCTCAATGGCAAAGGGGACTGATGTGGACGAGCACGAGCAGACGATTGAGGAACTGACCGCACAGTTAGCGGTGAGTGTCGCAGAGAAGAGTGAACTCGAAAAGAAATACTCGGACGCCTCGACGAAAGTGACGGAACTGAGCCAGAAGTTGCCTGAGGCTGAGCGGAAGCTGGCAACCCTCGAAGCCGAGAAAGCCGACCTCACCGAGCGGAACCGCGTCTCGGCGAAGCAGGCGTGGTTTACCTCTATCACGACTATGGAGAACCTGAAGCTCATCCCGGTTGAACGACCGCTCGCTGAGCATCTCTATGATGTCCTCGATGGCGTACAGGTTAAAGCCTACGCCGCAACTGACGGCAAGGACTTGACGCACCTAGAAGCGTTCAAGTCGCTCTTCGAGTCCCGAAAGCCTGGGACGCTGCTCTTTACCGAGTTGTCAGTCGGGACTGCGACGGAGACGGCTGGCGAGCCTGAGACGACACAGGCGCTGCTCCATCCATCTCAAGCGAAAGCGGAAGCCGTGAAGCGGGCAAAAGCCTATATTCTCGAACATACCGGGACGAGCTTCAAATCGGCGTTGACCTATGTCTACACGGTTGATCCGGCCCTCAAGGCGATGTCGGCTGGCGTGACGCCGGAAGGCGAAGCGAAGGCGGAATCCGGCACGGCGCACTTCGAGCGCATGTTCAAACCGTAACCGACGTGACCGTTGGCCTGCGTATCGTAGGCCGAGCAGGATTTCCCTGTTGCTCGCATCGAGCAGCACGACACACGTGAAGTATCAGACGGAACAGATACATGGTGGCCGGGGTGCCTGATGGATAGATCATGGCTGAGAGCATTGCAGCGCAAGGCGGCGCAATTGATTTTACCGCCGTCAGTGAATGGGATTTGTCAGCAGGACAGTTCAGGGGGGTGCGGTTCAGCACGGCGGTCGATAATGCTGTGCGTGTCGCCAGTGTCACGGGTGTAGCGATTATCGGCGTTACGCAGACCAAGGCGGCCTCTGGCCGGTCGATTCGTGTGCGGATGGTAGGCATCACGAAGGGGATCGCCGGGTCCGCAATTACTCGCGGAGATCGCGTCGATTGCGACGCCCAGGGCTACTTCAGAACAACCGTCGGGTCGAACTATGCGGGTTATGCCCGTGAGACGACCGTCGCGTCGGCCACCTTCGGCTTGGTACTGAACCCGCAATATACCGGTGCCGCCTAACCGGCGGGGAAAGGAGGACAATAGTACAATGAGTGATCCTCGATTGTCCGCCCTCTCTGCTGAGAGGCGGTATGCAGCGAGCGACACGGATTGGCATATCGACGCCGCCCTCGGGGAGCTGTCGATTCAGTTCTATCTGGAGCCTCAAGCCTATCTGGGGCCACAGATTCTCCCGGTTGTGCCGGTCGATAAGCAGAGCAACGTCTATCGGACCTGGGATAAAGACTACTGGTTCAAGATTCCGAATACACAACGAGCTCGGGCGAGTCGGGCGAACCGCGTCGAGACCGGCGTCTCGTCGGCGACCTACTTAGCGCAGAACTACGCGCTTGAGGAGCCGATTGCGTATGAAGACCTCACGAACGCTGACGTCGCGCTCGATATCGAAGAGAGCACCGCTCGGCATCTCATGCAGCTCTTGATGTTGGATCAGGAGAATCGTATTGCGACCCTCCTCACGACCGCCGCGAACGTCGGCTCCGGCAATGCCCTCACTGGCACCTCCCAGTGGTCGGATCGCTCAAACAGTGACCCAGTGAGCGATGTCACGACCGGACGGCTCTGGATTCAGAAGGAAACCGGCTTCGGCAACAAGCAGTTGACTATGGTGGTTGGGCAGGAAGTCAACGACAGCCTCTTGCTGCACCCGGACATGATTGATCGGGTCAAGTACACGCAGCGGGCGACATCGGCGACCATAGAGAACGCCATCGCCGATATCTTCGGGATGAAGCAGTACGCCGTCGGCGGAGTACCGAAGCAGAACGCTGCTGAGGGTCTGCCGACGAGTGCGTCCAGCATGACCTTCATTTGGGGCAAGAACGTGAGCCTCTTCTATGCGGCTGCGGCCCCCGGTCGGAATACGCCGTCCGGTGTGTACGCCTTCCGCTGGAAGCCTGCCGGGTTTACTGATTTCGTCGTCGAGACCAAGGACGATGACGATATCAAGGCTCGGCTCAAGCGCGTCAACTATTTCCAGGATGAGCGAATTACGGCGCCTCAGTTGACCTACTTGCTGAGTACCGTTGTCGCGTAGTCTCCCACACACGCTTTCGAGAGCGTGAGGCGAATGGAAGGCGGGGGCTGAGGAGAGACCCGGCCCCCGCCCGTCGCCGGATACATGGAGCAAACCGTATGCCATCAGGATGGGGCGAAGAAGATGCCGGCGGGTCCTGGTATGCGACCCGCGATTTTACCTTGAAGAACTTGACCGTTCCTGCCGGCGGTCGATTGCCGGACGGCTGGCAGGTGATCCAAAATATCAAGCTCTTGCAACAGACGTACGGCAAGGACTGTGTAGCCCGCAAGACGCAGCAACAGATCCTTGCGGAAATAGCTAGAGTTGAGCCTGAACGCGGCGACCCTCTCGTAGACTTGAGCGCACCACGGCGAGGGCGACCGCCAAAACTTCAGTAAAGTGGTGTCTGTCTGCTCGTCGCCCCACGGTGCCTGGCAGAGATGACCAAGGAGTCTGAAAGGTGGGAGTCTACAAGGTACGACAAAAGGCGATCTTCAAAGACGGGGCCTCCTTTGTCGGGTCGGTTGGACTGAGCGGGACGGTCCAAGTCAATTCGGCGATCTCGATCACCGGCCCGATTTCGGCCCCAACCGGTTCTAATGTTGCGCAGAAGTTCGGCTATCTGCGTATCAATTCCGGTCAGACCTCAGCCACGATGAGCACGACAGCCCTCAATTCTGGTGCCCTTCTGATCGTTGGTGCCGGGGTGCTCGTTGGGGCCGCTGTGGCCTCGTATAACTTGATCGGAGAACTTGTTGTCAATACGATTGCCCAGGCGACCTCTGGAGGGTACTTTACAGTCGGCTTTACCGGCAGCAATGCCTACGCGGCAGCCCTCGATGTGCCGTGGTTCATTATTAACCCGGCGTAACGGGACAGGGATACGCGATGGGAGCACCCCTCTATCTCTCAGTCGGGACGGCGACACCGACCGTCTCTCCGGCATTTACGTTCCCGTTTGCACCACGGAACATTGTCCTGGAAGTGCCGAGCCTCACCGCCGCCAGTGAGATTCGTCCACAATTCAGTGCAACGAGCGGCGGCCCGTTCTGGACGCTCCAGCGTGGCGATGGAACAGGGGCTCCATTTGCCGTGCATAGCGGCGCTGGCCCTGCGATTGGGGCATTTACCCCACCGACCCCATTCGGGCGATTCGTGTTGACGGGGTCAGTGACGATGATTACCACGTTGACGCTCTACCCTGGAGGACCAAGATAACCCATGCCTCGACTGATCGGCCATAGGGGCTTCTGGTGGCCTCGCCAGCGGATGCAGAATCACCCAGCCGCGCTCACCGCCGCCCTGGAGCGCGGCTGGGATGTCGAGGT